ATAACAACTTCACTGGGATAAATTACCTGCAAGGAACCACTAACTTCTACGGAACAGTAGAGGCTGCTTCGAGCATCACAACCCGAAGTACCACTTTCTCCTTAGCAAACACCACTGCTACTACGGTGAACTTTGCGGGTGCTGCTACTTCGCTAACCATTGGCGGAGGAGTCGTCGGAGGTAAAACCATCTACATTGGAAGTAACTCAAGCACGTACTCCAACAATTATCTTATCCTAGGGGCATACGTTCCTCTGGGGAGTAGTTATTTCCAAGTGTATGGGACTTCAGAATTTTTACATGTAGGGCCAGTTGGTAACAACACTTTGAGAGTTATCGGACGAGAGAATCAGACAGGCTACCTGCAAGACTGGCAACAGTGGGGGTCTGAAGACAACAGCACCGTAGCCTATATGTCTACTGCTGGTGCGATGTACGCTTCAGGATTTTCCTCCGCTGGTACTATCTCCATTACCGGAAACAGCACCTTAACCAGCACAACGTCCAGCCCGACTGTGAACATCGCTACAGGCGTTCTTACCACTGGAACTAAGACTGTCAACATTGGCACTGCGGGAACAGGTGGCACTACCACCGTAACTATCGGCACGTCGTCTGGCGGAACTAGTGATATAGCGCTAAGGGGATCTGTTGCAGTCGGAGGAGCAACGAGTTCGTCCACTCCTGCTCTTGCAGTAACCACTACCGCTAGCTCAACAACCGGGACGACGTCAATTGAGAGTTCAGCTCCTTCGACATCAACGCGCTATCACATAGTTTTTAGCAACAGCTCACCACGCAACATTGTGGGGTCCATATCGACAGTCTCCAACTCTACTTCTTTCACTACATCATCTGACTATAGGCTAAAAGAAAACCAGGCCCCGATTACAGACGCGAAAGATCGAGTCTTAGCGTTAAAGCCATACACCTTCAACTTCACTGACTTTCCCGACCAGCGGGTAGACGGATTTTTTGCACACGAAGCGCAGGAAGTCGTGCCTGAAGCCGTGGTGGGAGAGAAGGATGCCGTGGACGAGTACGGCAATCCTTCTTATCAGGGAATCGATCAAGCAAAGTTGGTCCCCCTCCTCACAGCAGCTCTACAGGAAGCGCTAAATGAGATCGAAGATCTTAAGACTCGCTTGACTACTCTGGAGGGGTAATTCCTAGGCTGAGTAGGTTGTTATCTACTGCTGCTCTATGAAGAGTATCCAAGTCCACTTTATCTAGATCCTTGAATAGCTCTACCGACTGGTCTTTGTATCCAATCCACCAACCGGAAACGGCTTTTTCAAAATCTAAGCCGTAGACTCCAGGGTACTCAACGTCAGTTCGTAAGGGTCCGAAGTCGCACCTATCGCATGAGGCTAGCCCAACACAAGCAATGAAGTAAGACTGCTCGTACTCTTTTGCCTTCTCGTATAGGCGAGACAGCAGAAAGTACCCCTCAGGTCGCTTAGGGAAAAGCGCAATAGACTTTAGTAGAGCGTTCCTTGCGCTAGTAAACCTCTGGGACTGCTTGTCGATGACTAACGACAGCCTAAGCAAAGCCTCGTACGCAAGGAGCAAGTTCCTCTCAGAGCCGTACTCAGCAGCTCTTAAATAGAAGGACGCTGCTGCTGCGTTGTGGCCCTGAGTCTCATAAAGGTACCCCAGGGCAAAGTTTGCTCCTGGGTCGAAGGCGTCCTTTACATACGTCTGCATAAGGTCCGAATACTCATCCAGAAACATGCTTCACCGCCTCTTGCACCATTTCAGTAGCCAAGGTACTTGGTACAGACATCAGGTGGGCGCTGTTATCTTGGAAACCAAAGGTAACTAGAAGATCGCCCTTCCAGTCAGCTACTCCGGCACAGAACTCGATTTGACCACCCATGAAGCTCCAGGGCTCGGGTGATACGCCCACCAGGTTCCAGTCGTAGTCCCAGACTAAAAGCCGGTGCCTATAAACGCCGTCTCTCTGGTTCAGATAGTTTTGCCAGAGACCGACCTCGTGAACAATGGCTATTCGGTAATCCCCAAACGGGATAACCTGAGAGCCTCCTCTAAGATCCGCTGTAGATACTGTTGCGTTTTCTTTGAGAACAACCTGCTCGCAGGTACCCGCTTCCGGATCTACCTTGACCACCTCGGTGGGGTTGCTCCACTTCACAAAATGAAAGGGCATGTCAAGAACCGGCATCCAGTTCTTCTCACAGTAGGTGTCGTCTGCTCCTGGAGCTGGGACGCGGAATCTAGATACTTCGCGGATAACGCCGTCAGAAGTTGGATCTATCTTGGACAGCTCCATACGTCCCTGACCGTTAGTCGTGGTATCTCGGCGCACCCCACACATATATAGGGCACCCCAGTCCACAAGTCTGGCGTCCTCTAGTCCAACAAACTCCCATAAGGGTTCCTTATCAAACCCGCTGGTATCCACCTCGGCGTAGTCCTTGATGGTAAGGGTCTTTGGGTCTAGGTCGCAGATAAAGTTTTTGGTCCTGAGCTTCATGTCGTCCTCAGGGTGTAGGTACGCCAGAGGACCCCAGTTCCCGTAGAACCTCTGAGAACCCTCGGAGTGGTAGAGGATGTAGTTGGTCTGGCGAAGGTTGAGGAATATCTGGTCCCCTACCACTAACGGGGATGGGTTCATCAGCCCTGTCCCGCCGCTAGCGGAGGAGGGGATAACCAGCGGCGATATAGACCCCCCGGCCTCTAAGACTCTTGTAAGCAGCATGGGGGCCATCCTACCCTGTAAGATGTCAAGAATGAGCACACATCCAGGTTTTTATCGCGCCGTCGTAGTGGACAACCAGGACCCCGATGGTGCGGGCCGCGTTCGTCTGCGAATTCCGCAGCTCTTGGGGACTAACAACACTGGCTGGGCATACCCGATGTCCTACTCCGGGGTACCTCCAGAGGTCAATGATCTGGTCTGGGCTTCCTTCGAGGGTGGCGATCCCGCGTTCCCTATTTACTTAGTTTTTGGCACAGTTGACGTAGCTAAGTTTGCTTCCGTTACGGGGAAACTGCCTATAGCTAACGGGGGCACTAACGCCGCAACTGCCGCTGAAGCTAGGACAAACCTTGGGGCTGCCGCTAGTGGGGCAAACACGGATATTACTTCTTTGACTAACCCAACAATAAACACGGCACTGAATCTGAATACTGGTGCCGCAATTGTTTTTGAGGGTTCTTCTGCTGACGCTTTTGAGACCACGTTAACGGTTACTAACCCCACCGTTGACCGTACGGTGACTATCCCAAACGCTACTACGACCCTAGTCGGTACGGATACTACAGATAATCTGACGAATAAGAGCATCAGTGGTGCTACTAATACGTTGACTAATATCCCTTTGACTACTGCCGTGACTGGTTCACTTCCGGTAGCTAACGGTGGTACTGCTGGTACTACTCAGGCTACTGCCCGGTCCGGTATTGGTGCTGCCAAGGATGGCGCTAACTCTGACATAACGTCACTCACGGGTCTTACTACAGCACTCACTATTGGTCAGGGTGGTACTGGTCGTACCTCGTTCTCTAACAATGCTGTTGCTATCACTAGTGGCGCTGGCGCTCTTACCACAGGAATCACGGGCACTGCCCAGCAGATTGTAAAGTTTAATTCCTCTAACGAGCCTGTTGCTGGATCTGTAACCTTGGCTAACTCGGCGGCGGTTTCTACCCCAATCCAGGCTGGAACTAACTCCGTTACTATCTCTCCTGCCGCTGCTAGTGCATCTAAAGCTGTAACTTTTGCTACTCCCTTTGACGTTGGGGTTAGCCCTAACGTTGTTGTTACCGCAACTTCTTCCTTCTATAACTGCAACGTTTCTGCCAGAGATAAAGACGGGTTCACCTACGGCGTACGCCATATTGATGGAACCGCTGCCTCTACTACCGTAACCGTGTACTGGATTGCGATGGCAACTTCCTAGGAAGGGTACCGGGGTGTTCACTGGGCGCGGATGCCCTAGGAGCCCGATACTAGAGGCTATGAAGACAAACCACCCCCAGGGTCGATTCAGCATTGAATACGAGATTGACTCCTTTACGCGAGGTATCGCGGCGGATCTCCGTAGGCCCGTAGGTACCGAGGTCCAGTGGTGGGTGTACGACTCAGCAACTAGTCAGGCCGATACAATCTACGACGTAGGGTCTACCGCAACTGGAAGGGTCTGGAAAAGTCCGATCCAGGTCCCGGTACTCAATGCTCAGGTTTTTCAGGGTGTGACCGTTCCTAACGAGCGAGGCTTCTACAACGTAGACGTGCTTCGAGTTTCTTCCATAATGAACGAGATCCTGGATCTCATCCCAGATATAACGGATTCTCCTGATAACCACATCAAGGACCGAGTCGTATACCGAGGGGCGGTATACCGTCCAACCCGCCTATACATGCGGGGCCAGGTTATCTCTACCTACACAATTTTGACTTTGGATCTCACCCAGGTGGCTCCCGAGGAGATGGTCAACGACGATCAGTTCCTCAGCTACAGCGCCTAATGCCTATTATCAGATAACGAAAATAGTTCTCTGAATTGTTGCATTAAAAGAATTATCCCAATAGAGTATGTCTTGTCTCCACGCGACCGGAGCAGCTAGTCAGAAAATGTAACCGGATTTCGTAACATTCTCCGCGTTACGAGAGAACCCTGGTGATCCCCCGTCACCGGGGTTTTCTTTTAGGCAGACTTGGTTTCCCCGTGGGTTTACATTTCTAGTGACGCCCCGAAAGGGGAACCTGCCTAGGCCGAAAGGCCGACCTGCTGCTCCGCACCAAAGATTGGTGACAATGATGTGGTACGAACGATCAGACCTCACAGAGTCTGATGCTGACCGTAGAGAGTTTCTACACGGCGCGTTCAACCTGTATGGGCCTACCGGTAGTCCTGGTACTACCTACGCCCTTGCTGCATTGGCAGGTTACGTCGCAGGTAGAGCTTTTTACGGGTGGAACCGTTGATTGCCCAAGTCCGCAGAGCAGTAAGAATCGCAGGGGATAAAGTCTCCCAGGAACTAACCCAGGACCTGCGTAAGCATGTCGTAAAGCACGGCTGGAGCCCAGAGCTTGCCGAGTTCCTAGAGGTAACCTTTGATAACGATGGCGGCTACTTTTCCATCAATATCCTGGACTCCCGAGAGTCAGACGTACACGACGCCGAGTACGGGAACGGCGATGACGCCCCCAGACCAGCCCTCCGGATCTTTGAGAACCGGATGAATCAGACGGCTAGTCCCCGTCTGGACGAGCTCCTCCAAGAAGAGCTGATCCGGGAGAAGGTGCTCTAATGCCTTTTATCCTAAATGAGGACAAGGCCCTAAAGACCATGCTCTCGGGCATGACCGTCTCAGATGAGAAGAACGCTGCCCGTCCCGTAGGCGTCTGGTTCGGTCAGCCGGACTTAGAAATCCGCCAGCAGGCGTACCCCTACATCACGATTGACCTCATTGATCTTCAGGAAGCCCTGGATCGCTCCATGCGAGGGACCGCCACACTTGAGGAGATGGGCTACGTTCCTGAGGGGTTTACCGCCCCCGCGAACGGCTCCTACAAGCAACTGGACCACTATCCGATCCCTTACAACCTGGATTACCAGATCACAACGTATGCACGACAGCCGAGACACGACCGACAGATCTTGGCTAATCTTATTACGAACATCCTACCTTCTAGGTACCGATCTTTGTACATTCCGGAAGACGACACCGTCCGGTTCATGTACGTGCTTCAGCAGATGAAGCGAGACCGTACGGAGCAGGATAGGCGTTTATTCTGCAACATTTTCAATGTTCGCGTCCATAGCGAAATATACCTCGGAACGCAAACCAGCATTCCAGAGGTTACAAGCGTGGTGCGGAAGGTCCAATACGCCACAGATAACCCCCTCAGTAGCATCACTCCGTAACCATCTAGGCCCCACTCAATTCACACATAGATAAAGGAGATACCCGGTATGGCTACCGTGTACAAGCGTCCGGGGACGTACATCGAAGAGGTTGTACTTCCCCAACAGATTGCGGCTCAGGGCCTAGATGTTGCCGTTGCAGCCTTTGTAGGAGTGACCGAGCGCGGGAACAGCAGTGATCCCGTATTCGTATCGTCCTGGTCGGAATACGTCCGTAAGTTTGGTTCTTTCACTAATTCTTCTGGAACCTCGCTTGCGGTCCCGCATGCGGTATACCAGTTCTTTTCCAATAGCGGTCGCGGTTGCTACGTTTCACGAATAACGTATGCCAACGCTTCTACAGCTACCGTAACACTTGCTGATGAGGCCGCTAACAACGTCCTTATTGTTAACGCGAATAGTAAGGGCCAGTGGGCAGTCGCAGCTCCTACAGGCGGCGGTCTATCGGTTGTTACTGAGAACACCAAGCAGTCGATCTCTACCGGAGCTTCAG